TGACGGAGAACCGGGATAACCATCTTCGGATGATTATCCCGGTTCTCCGTCAGGAGTGACCGGACCAGTTAAGGACTCATGTGAGATGTGATGTTGTTACATCTTCACTAGATTCCAAAAGAGGGCCTTACAAGCACCGCGAATCATTTCGCTGTCCTCGCAAGACACTAACTGGTAAACAGGCTTGAGTGCAACCAGAGGTGGGACTTTCGTAAGGTCACCACCCTGCAAGAACTCACGCCACGCCTTGTTCCTACGAACGAGCCGAAGAAATGAGTGGTATTCCCTCCAGGGGAACTCCGTCATTTCAAGATCTTTATCAGGAGTTCCATCGAGAAGTGAGTCTTTCAGACTCTGCTCAAAAGTTCTCCTGCGGTTCGCCGTTGAAACATCCGAAATCAGTATTCCTTTCAGTCTTTTTGCAAGGACTGAAGGTACTGAAACACCGACCATTCCGTCGCCACATGGAGCACAAGTAGATTTTATCTTCTTGTGGGCCATAAAGGCGTAAATCTCCCGATTCGTACGCGTGTTCGTCTTTGCCACTGGAAAGTCTTCGGCTTTGCCGAGGCCTCCCCATTGGTAAGAAACATCGATGGACTGAGGGGTCTTCTTCAAGACCTCTCTAGCGTACTTGACAACTGTAGCTTTTGAAAAGCCAAACTCAGACGCCAAGCTCAGGCTTCCTAACTGGGGGTTTCCACAAACCGTGAATCTCCCTGTTCTTTGAAGAACGAGCTTGCCGCTGCGTTTAACCGTCAAAAGCTGTGAATTGATCGAACCGAACTCGTTGCTGTGGTAGCACTTCCCAATCGATGGGATGAGGCCCATTGATGTCGTTATCCTCTTCCAAGCATTGACCTTACGGTCCATTGGCTCCCTGAAGAGTATATCGTCACCATTGATGAAGCAACGGACCTCATGAAGTTCTTGTCTCCGTAGACAGGCCACTGTCGCTGCGTTTGCAACACAGAGAACTGGAAACGAGAGTAAGGACCCCATGAGCTGTCCGCGTGTCTGGATGACATCGTCAACACCGGTCCACTTTGGATAAGTGATCCTGTGACGACCTGCTTCCCATTTGATGTAGTGACAGAGAGACTCATGGTCTTTGAAGACCTTGATTAACTCCGCCACTACGGCCTGCATCACATCAGAATTGAGGTGGTCCGTGGCTGATGCATAATCGCCAGAAAGGAGTTTTCCTTTTTGACAATCCAGCATCGGCAACATCTCCTCAATCGTCTTTCCTTGGGTTAGTCCAAAACATTCGAACTTTCCCAGTGCTTTCCACATCGCTTTGCAACCAACATTCTAGTCACTGTTATTTTACTTCTACTTACTGTAAGATTTATAAATTATGCCTTGAAAATAATTAAATGTAACTAACTTTAAGAGGTGTTGAGCATGTTTAACTGGTAATTGTTAAGCTGAAGGTGGGATGAAGCGTGGCGCAACCTAAAAATTA